GCGGCGGACCACACATCGCGGGACCAGACAATCTTTTGCTTGGGCGTCAGAGCCGCAAAATTGGTAAGCATTCCATGCTCCTTGAATGAAAGACAAAACGGGGTTCAGGCGTTTCGCTGCCAAAGCGGAGACATGGCTGGTGAGGCGGCCAAGGGCGCCGTGCGTTTACCGCCTGCACGGGGCGAAGCCATCCGTTGTGTGACTCACCAGGGATCAGCGGGTGGATGAATCCCGCTGTCCCGGTCGGCGTTGACGGCTTAGAAGATGTCGCCGCGAGCCTTGGCCTTTTCGGCGTCGCTCAGGGCATCAAACTGCTCGTCCGTCAGGCTTGCAACATCGACGGTGCCCGCCGTTGCCCGGTTGCCGATACCGGCTTGCACCACGGGGGGCTGCGCTTGTGATGCCTGCGCCCCGCGTGCAATTGCATTTGCAGTGCGAGTGTCAACCGGGGGTTTGCCATTGGGCAACCCCAAGGTGGGGGGTGCGCCTTCTGCGGGGGCGAACTTCGGTGCGATCTTGTCCACTGCGAGTTGCAGGGCCTTGGACGGCGCCATGCCGCGTGCGATGTTGGCATCCCGGCTGGCTTTGATGAGGTCCAGGGCGTCAGCACCATCGGGCGTGTTCAGGTAGGGCCAGGTTTCCACCGCCTTGTCGGCCACGGTCTGCAGGTTGACGGCTTCGGCCTGCTGCTTCTGGATGGCGATGGCCTGCTGCGCAGCTTCGGCGGCCACATGGCGGTTGATCTGGCTGCGCAGCTTGGTCGCCTCGGCGGTTTCGCCTTCCATCAAAAGCTCGATGTAGCGCTGCTCTGCATCGTCCACGTTGAACTCGGGCGCGGCCGGTGCTGCTGGTGTCGGAGCGGGTGCCGTGGTGGGCTGCTGCTGCATCTTGAGGGCCTGCAGCTCGCGCTCCAAGGCCTCGGCGCGGGCTTCGGCTTCCTTGCGTGCCTCGTTCACCTCGTTGAAGCGGGCCTTGGGGATGCCGGCTGACGGCTTGCCGCCCGTGGCTTCGTCTGGCTCGTCTTCAGTGCTGGCGGCCGGTGCCGGTGCGGGCGCGGGGTTTTCTTCACCAGACACGTTGGCCAGGTTCTCGGCGGTCAGTTCCGGGTCAACAACGTCGCCACGGTCCTCGTCGGCGCCAGGCGCATCGAAATCGCTGCTGCCATTGGGGTTGGATGCGTCGATCACCTCGCCGCCCAGGTCAGAGCCGTCGTCATCGAGCGGCTTGCGCAGGATGTGGAAGGCAGAGAGGCGGCGTTGCAGTGCTTTGATGTTCATGGTGTGCTCCTGTGGGTCTGTGGTTGTGATTGAACGGGATCAGGTGCGGGCCTGCTCGCGGGCGATGGCGCGCACCACGCCCCGGAAAATGAAGTCCTTCAACTTCTGCTCTTGCGGCAGGTCGGTGAACGGCACCAGGCAGGGGTGCTCCTTCTTGATGGGGTCTTTGACGCGGCCATAGGTCCAGCCCTCGGCCAGCTTGTGCTTCATCCACGACTCGTGGCTGGCAGCGGCACCGGCGTCCGGGTTCTCCAGGTGCAGCTTGACGCCCAGCACAGCGCTTTCCTGCTGCCAGCGCGGCGCCTTCTCCCATGTGGTCTGGGTCTTGTCGCCCAGGCCCTCGCAATAGGCTGCGTTGACCTCGTGCGCCACCCGGGCGATGGCCAGCACTAGGGGATCAGCCTGGATGGGCTCGTCGGGAACTTGGTGGGCCAGGGCCACGGCGTTGGCCGCGTTGGCGATGGGGTTCAGTTTCGTGTTTGTCATTGGCGTCTTCTCCTGTGGTGGTGGGAATCGTTGTCAGTTGCTCTGGATTGCTGCGCGCCAGATTGCGCGGGCGTCCTCTAGTGCGTTGTGTGGCGTGGCCGACAACTCGCTGCTCAGGTCGCGGCGCACCTGCATGGTCAGTGGGGGCGTGTCGATCCTCATGCCGGGGCCGGTTATCAGTGCTCGGCAGAAATGGGCAATGTCTTCAGGCCAGTCGGCCACGACGTGGATGCTCGGGTACACAGAAAGCCACACCTCCATCCGGGTCTGCAACATGCGAAGCGATGCGTATGGCTGGCCCAAAACAGGCATGACGTTGGCGGCGACCCATGCTGTCGGTCGTGGGCAATGCAGCACGCCATAAAACTCGCGCCCATCTTCATCAACCATGCCAAGCGAAATCAATTCGCCTCCAAAGTCGTTGAACTCGGTGTCGATGTAGATGTTCATGCCGCCTTCCTCAGTCGGCCGCCGCTGTTTCGATGCCAGCGGTCATGCCTTCAGCCGCGCTCATAGGCTGCTCGGGGTTGAGCGGGGTCAGCGGGTTGGTGTTAGTGGGCAGGTCCAGGCCCGGCATGGCCCCGGCAGGCGCCTCGGGCACGATGGGTGCGGCGTCCTTGTCCACGTAGCCGGCAGAGCGCAGCAGGGAATCGGCCAGGCCAGCGGTGGCCGGGGTCTGTGTGATGACCTGGGCCGTCTGGATGGCGCTGAACTGGGCTTCCACCGCCTTGGCGGCTGTCTCGGTCACGGTCTTGTCGGCCTGTGCGTTGAGCAAACGGGCCTTGGCCTCCAGCGTCGGGTCGGCGGCCGGCTTGTCGTTCTGCATCTGCTCCAGAATCTCGTGCTTGTCCGAGAGGTTGCTGTAGCGGATGACCGTCGCATCGGGGATGGCGATGCCCTCCTTGCGCATTTCCAGGGCCTGCTGGAACTGGCTGTTCTCGAACGTGACCTGCATGGGCTGCTCAGTCACCACCACGTCGTAGGTGCCCAGCGTGATGTCGTTGAGGTACTGGCCGGTGGCGGGGTCGAACTTGTTGATTTCCAGCACCTGCTCCACGTCGCGGCCGGTGTTGGGGTCTTGCTCGGTGATGCGGAAGATGCGGTAGCTGTCGTAGTACCGCTGCACCAACTTGAGGATGCGCTGGGCCAGCAGGTTGCGCGTGTACGAGAGGTTGTCCAGCGGCACGGCAAGCTGCTGCTGGCTGGCGTGCTGCTTGGCTTGGATGGCGATGCCGCTGACCTCGGCGCCCTGGTTGCCGCGCATGGCCTCGGGCACGGTCACATCCTTCAGGGCCTGGGTGGCGCGGTCGATCAGGCGGTCAACGCCTTGAGGAACAGGGTTGGCCGTGATTTTCTCGGGCTTGTTGCTGCCCTTCTTGTATTCCAGCACCAGGCCAGTCTCGGCGCCGCGCTGCTCCAGCTCGTCAACGTCCATGTTGGTCAACGAGTCTTCTTCGACTTCCCAGCCGCTGTTCGCTGCGCTGTTGATGATGTGCACGAACTGGCTCACGCTCTTGTTCAGCGCTTCCTGCGGGCCGATGGCGTTGTCCACCAGGCCGCGCGTCTTGCCACGGCGGAAGTAGGCAAAGTACGGGACGATGGTGAAGTGCTCGTAGGGGCTGAAATCGTCGTGCAGGGTCTTGGTGTAGGTCGTGACGATCCACTTGATGCGCTTGCGCATACGCATGGCTGTCTGAGCGCCAGCGGTAATGGCCGCGTCCTGCTGCTCTTTGGTCATCTGGTCAAAGACCATCACATCGCCCGTATCGGGCATGACCAGGCATTTGGTGCGCTCGTAGACCCACTTCTGGCGGTCGATGATGCGGTAGCGTTTGAGCCCATCGCCTGCGTCGTTGTAGGCGTCGGCCAGGCCCATGGTGGTGTCCATGCCGAACTTCGGGCGCTCCACGTCCTCGCCGTCCAGGTCGCCAAAGTCCTCGCCGCTGTCGTTGGACTCCTTGGCGATGTTGAGGGCCTTCTGGCCGTACATGCCGCCGATTTCAGGCTCGGTCAACCAGCGGGTGATGATGACATCGCCCCAGGTGTCGGGGTCGTACTGCTTGGCGTCGGGGTCGGGGATCACGTCACGCGGATCGTGCGTGGCCACCTCAATGTCGCCCTTGATGTTGCTGTCGAAGTTCATGCGCAGCTCGAAGTAGCCGCGCTGCTCGATCAGGCCATCCGTGTAGACCTGCGTTTCCTTCCAGTGCATCCGGGTCTGGTCGCAAACCTGCTTGACCACCTTGGAGAGCACGGTGGCCGTGGCCATGTCTGCCTTGCCACCACGGGGGCGGAAAGCGATGTCCATGCGGTTCTGAATCTGATGCCCGATTGCAGCGTTCGTGCTGGGCATGATTTCGTTGAACTCGTAGAACGGCCGGCGCTGGCTGCGCAGCACAGCCTTGTCGGCCTCGCTCCACTGGCTGCCGCCGCCCAGGTACATGCCTTCGCAGCGTTCGGCCTGCTCCATGTACTCCACATGCCCGCGATCTTTGCCGTACAGGTAGCGCGCCCAGTTCTCTTTTGCGTTGTCGTCCATGGTGTTCATGCGGCCTGGGCCGATCCTCCGGTTCGGGTGTTCATCGTTTTCAGGCGGTCACGCCAGCTCGGGGCCTTCTTGGCTTTGGGCGGGCGCGGCACACCGGCCGCAAAGGTCATGGCCACGGCATCGCCCTTGTCTGGGCTGCGGCCCAGCAACTCCCGTATCTCGTCCTTCTCGCGCATCTGGATGGCCGCGTGCTGGCCCAGCGTGACGACCTTGTAGCGAACGGCGCACAGGTCGGCGGCCAGTTCAGCGTCTGGGGGCAGCGAGATAGGGTCGGGGTTGGCAGGGTCCAGGGCTTCACGCAGCCGCCAGTACATTTCGGCGCGCACGTTGCGGAATCGCAGGGTGCCGTTCTTGTCCAGCAGGGTGGATTTCTCGGAGCCCACGACCGCGTGCACATGCAGGCCCACGCCCTTGATGAAATCCAGGGCGCTCGACCCAATGCCGATGGCGTCCACCGCGATCACAGCGCCGTCGCGCACCAGGGGCGCAGCAAAGGCCGCCGTGGTGGGGCCGTCCTTCGTGACCTGGCCGGGCGCCGTCACCAGTTCATCGAACCACTGGCCATGCCGGCGCGCGGCGGTGGTCTTGTCCATGCCGCCACGGGCTGGGTCCAGGCCCATGCAGGTCATGTCGCCCTTCTTGATGGGACGGGCTTCCCATCGGGCTTGCGCGGCCTTCACCCATTCGGTGGGGATGGTCTGCCAGGCGGGGTCGGCGGCGCCAGCGTTGAAGTCGCCCTTGAGCATCTGGCTGCGCAGGGGCTCGGGCAGGGCCTGCAGCGTGGCCTTGTAGCCGGTCAGGGTCAGAAACAGGTTGTCGTTGACGCTGGACGGGATGAAGGTGCGGCTCTTGGGCTGCATCCAGTCCTTGCCCACCAGCACAGGCTCGGGGCCCGGCACCTCGCGGTCCTCGCCTTTTTCGTCCGTGACGTACCAGCGCAGTTCACCAGGTGCGGCGCGGTTCGGGTGGTTGGGGTCTAGCCAGGCCGCCCAGTACCGCTTGACCCACTCCCCCTCTGCCGTGGTCGGCGGGTTGCCTGCGCACACCACACGCTGGCGAATGTTGGGGTTGTCCGTCCGCATCCAGCCAATGAGGGTGCGGAACTGCAACTCGGTGAAGTGGGTGATTTCGTCGAAGCCTTTTAAATCGTGTGGGCGCCCTTGGTACTTCATCCAGTCGTCGGGCTCCTTGACGCTGCCCAACTCCATCACGCGGCCGCCAGGCAGACGCCATAGGCCCTTCTGGCTGTTGTAGCCATCACGGGTGCCCAGGATGCCCGACATGCGTTCTTCGATGCCGGTCAGTTGCACGGCCTCGCGGCGGAAGATGATGCTGTGCTCGTGGGCGGTCAGGCACAGGCCCAGCAGGAGGTCGGTTTTCCCGCCACCGGCTGCGCCACCGTAAAAGGTGATGTCCGCCCGGCTGTCGTAGGCCATCGACTGAGGGCCAGGCTGTGGCACCCACATGGGTGCACCCTTGCCGGTCAGCAACTTGTCCAGCTCGGCCTTTTGCTCGGGCGTCAGGTTCTTGACGTGGGCCAGGGCCTCGTCCAGCGTGTTCATGCTGTGGCGCCCCCAGCTCTGAGGAAGTGCATCAGGCGCACGGCGCGCTCGGCGTCGGTCAGGGTCTTGCCACCCTGGCTGTCGGGGTCTTCGACTTTGGCGTCTATGTTGAAGGCCTCGCGCTCACCCTTGCGCACGCGTTCGTCCACCTCGGCCAGCTTCTTGAGATCATCCACCAGGGCTGTGCGGCTCAATGCCTTCTTGAGTGCGTCGTTGGCTCGGTCCTGCCCGTTCTCGTCGGGGCTGCGCACCAGCTCGATGACTTCGGCCAGGTCGGGCAGGTTCTGGGCGGCCTGCTCGATCTGGTTCAGCAAAGTCTCCTTGATGGAGGTGATGCGCTTGAGGCCTGTGCGGTGGCCAAGAATGACCTGAGCATTGGCTTCTGCGGCCACCAAAACGGTTTTGGCTACCTCTTGGCTACTCTTGGCGACTTCGCTGGATACCAACTCACTCACAAGCCTGGCGTTGGTGGCTTGGCGTATTTCTGCGGTGAGGTCTTTCTCCCATGCGCCAGCGCGGGCCTGCTTGCCTATGGCGCCATGGACAACGCCGTACTTGTCGGCCAACTCACGCTGGGTGAACTTGCCTGTGCGGTAGTCCCTCTCGACGGCATCCCAGTCCACGCGCCGACGTGCGGGCGCCGCTGCGGCTGTTGAGCGGGCAGCAGGAGACTTGGCGGCGGGTTTCGCCTTCTTGGGCGATGGTGCGTTTGCCATAGGCCCGGATGGTGTCCGGGTCTATGCGGGTTGCAAAACTTAGGTGGGGTCAGATGGGGGTGATGGTGGCCAGAGCTTCCCTGGCGATGTGGCAGCGGGGCCATTTACTTGCACCATCGGGTCAGCCGCTTGGCGCGTCCCCCAGGAACCCCCAGAGGCAAGTCGGTTGGCCTGATGGCCCCGGATGACCGGGATCAGGTGATGGCGCCTGCCCCGCCTATGTGCAGGATTTGGAGGCGTCCGAGTTGTCACCATCACATCAGCGGGCCGGTTTCGCACGCCGGCATAGACTCCGCACAAGCCGGTCAAGGCCAATGCACCGCCACTTTGTCGTCTAGCTCAGGCACGTTGCGGTCCTACTTCCCGCCTGAGTGCACGTCCTTCCGTGCTGCCGCTGATGTGATGGCCCCGCCATGGTGGGCGGGTGGTGGAATTATGCCCGACGCTGCCGCTCCGCGTGTGCGTATGCCGCCCTGAACTGCTCGCGCACCATGCGGCGGACTTCGGCCTCTCCGAGCTGGGCAATCATCTCGCAGGACACCCAAATGTCACCGGCTGGGCCGCCAGGGATGGCTTGGCCCACCTTCACCATGCCAGTGCCCGTGCGCAGGGCGTCGGTCATGGCTTCCTGCAGCGTGGCGGCCTGTTTCATGCCTTGGGCTCCTTCGCCTTGTCGATCTGTGCCCGCACCCAGTCAGCGCCACCCAGGCGGGCGAGCTTCTGGTGCTGCTGCTCGGTCAGGCGGATGCTGGTGGAGCGGCGTTCGCCCTGCTCCGTGGGCTTGCGGCCCTGGCCACGGGCGTTCGGGGGGCGCTTTGCCGGGGCGGCTGGGGCCTTCTTGGGGGTCTTGGCTGTGGTCATGGGCGGATTATTGCGCCTGCCGGCCATGCTCAGGCTCCTTCCTTGTGGGTGGCGCCCGCTGCATCACGATCCGCCTTCATCATCAAAAAGCGCTCCATCCGATCAGGCGGGATGGGCTCACCCATGAAG